CTAACCGCCATTTTTTTTCTTCATCTCAATTGGATTAAGCAATATCGCATCATTCAAATGTGATGGTGCAAAATGAGAATATGCCATCGTTTGTTTAATATTAGTATGGCCTAAAATTTGTTGCAATACTAAGATATTACCTCCATTCATCATAAAATGACTTGCAAATGTATGCCGTAATATGTGGGTGGCCTGTCCTTTTGGCAATTCATCTATGCTACTTCTTATCCTATTCCTAATGTCATTGTAAGTGCAGGAAAATAATTGCCCTGCAGCATCGCTATGTATTTCGTCGTATAAGTCTTTTGAGATGGGTACCGTTCTGTTGCGTTTGCCTTTCGTGTTGGTAAAAGTGATCTTGTATTTTGATAACTGAGTCACATTTAAATTCACCGCTTCCATCACTCGACTGCCTGTTGATAGGCAAATTTTGATCACTCGGCTAACATCTCTATCAAGTGGGGTCGGGTTGATATCATCCAGCAAGATATCTATTTGCTTGTTATTTAAAAAGGAAGGTGGTTTCTCTTCAAGTTTAAACTTCTTTAGTTTGATAAATGGGTTTGGCAGTTTCCACTCATCCATTTTTATCAGCTCATTGAAAACGGTATTCAATATTGTTATCTCATAATTATGTGTTGATTTTGCTAATGAGTATTCACTGTTACGAACCGATAAGCGTGTTGCACGATAATGAACATAATCATTGGCAGTTAATTCAGCAGCAACAGGGTTATTTAACTGCTCACAGATGACTTTCAGTCTGCTATATGAGTGGTCCCCGCTTTTTAGATTTTTGCCGTGTAGCATGTGCCACAGTTCGATTAATTCAAGTAGAAGTCGTTTATCTTTCTTTATTCCCAACCATGGTTTCTTTTCGGCTTCTCTTATAGTGTGATGCTCAAAAGCAGTGGCTTCACTTTTTGTGGCAAAGCGCTTTCTAATACGGCGACCAGCAGTCCCGTTGGGATAGCATTCGCATAGCCAAGGCTTTTTGTTGCCATCTTTGAGATTACGAACAGACATGGCGGGCTTCCTATAACGTGTAAAAAGTATATCTGACATTATAAGTTACAATCACTGTTTTTATATACAGTTATAATGTTTATTGCAGAAGTAAGCTATGTTTGATCACAGGTAAATAAACATGGTTTTTTTTCACGAACGATGTGATAAGACCTTATTCCTATTTTTTCATCGTCGAAGCGTAGATGTCGTACGAATTTTTAAGCTGCCTAACTACATTAGCGTAACTGCGAATCCAGATAAGAGATAATAAAGCAATGACGAAGCCAGTTATCAACAGAAATTACGCCCTGGACGTTTTACCATCGCACCGATGTTGGATTGGACATAATTTCAGTTTGCGTAAGGCATTGTGGTTACTGAAGGGCTATAGGTGTACTGAGTTATCCTAGGGGCTCTATTCTAATCGTTGCAACAGAAATGTTCTATATCTGATATAGCACCTGGTTATTAGCTTGATCTTGGTGGCATAAGAACAAATAGTTTGCTATTTTTGTTGCATTAGAACAAGCGAACGCTTATATTTTAATTACGTTTACTACATATCCAGTTAATTTTATTAGATTTTATTTTTCATATCATGTAATATTCGCCCACAAAATAGAGGGTGAACTATGGCTATCGACATCGCAGAAGTGTGTGGAAATATGACTTCAGAAATTATTACAACGTTAATGGAATTCTATAAAACAGTGAACACATCAAATGAGATATTAGGATCGATAGTTATTATTGCTTTTATTGCGTTTCCTTTTTATATTATCTATTGCCTTAAAAATAATCACGTTGCCAAAACTTTCACTTCTATGTTCGGAAATAACGGAGGGTAAATGATGACAGATCTTTTCGTTGTAACATGTGCTTTATTAGTTGTTGGTGTTATGTACTTACCACTTATTGGAGCACAGAAAAAGTCTCTAACAATTTTTGGAAATCTGCAGGATAAAGCTACAAAATTTCGTTCGACACTAGACGATGATGATAAAATCGCTGACGTTAATTTGATGGTACGCTTTTCTCGTTCTTGGTTATTTTCTCTTACTTTTCTATTCGTAGGTCCGATATTAGCGTTAATAAATGAGCTGAACGTCAAAAAGAAAGCTAATGAATCAGCTGAGGAGGAAGAGATAACTTCTTTACTAGTTCAGTCCCTATTTTTTTCAAATCCATTAACAATGGGGTTAGCTTGCGTTCTGATTGTATTCAGTGTTGGTCTAGGTAAGATTATATTGTTTACGTTTCTTTCTTTCTGCTCACTAGGTGGTGATGGAAGTAAGCTAGATACGCTACCTTCTAAGCCCGCATATGAACTTGTTGTTAATCTATCATCTATATATAGAAATATTAGGTTCAGCCATTAATCAAAAAGGAGCCATCGGCTCCTTTTTAGTATCCTCTCCATAGCAACCTTCAACATTCCCAACAACTTAAACCCCTACCCACCTCATTATTCTATTAATCTCACAATCTGCACCACAAATCTAATGTATAGTTAAAGACTAACCACAAATGGCTATTTTATAAGGATGTTAAATGGCGAGAAGAAAAGAAAATATCATCGAGCAGCTCTCTGAGTTCACTGAGTGGTTTTGGGCTGTAGGTCTTGTTATTACTCTGGTTATGGCTGCGCTTACAGCTTTATCTATTAATTGGTGTTTAAGCAATAATCCATCTGGTTTTGTGGGTGACGCGATAGCCCCGATATTACTCATTCGGTGGCTAATGCCTGCAGTGCTGTCTGCGTTCACACTTTTTTTTGCAAATAAAGCTTATATTACATGGATGAACTCATAGATTATTAAACGTGCTGTTTAAAGTAGTACTTAACTATTATTTGCAGTTACATTGTTACATTTAAATTTAGAAGGTTGTTATGGAACAAGGTGCAGTTGGCGGTATTTTGATTATTGCTTTTTTTATTCTATTACCAATAATATTATTTATTACTGGGCGAATGACAAAGAAAAAATTAAATAAAATAATTCAAGATATGGAAGTTGAGTTAGGGATGTATAAGTCTGAGCTTAATACTCTTACAGACAAATACAGCGGAATTGTTGATATTGAACTTCATATCGAGAAGGAAGAGAAAAGGTTTAAGCAAGCGGTCGAGACTCAACGAGCTGAAGTTAATGCAGAAGTGAATGCTGAAATAAACGCGGCCAAAGAGTTAACCACTAAAGCTAACTTGAAAATGACAACTGCAAACGAAAAAGCATTAACTACGGTTGAGAATGCGAGAGTTGAAGCTGAAAGAGTTATCACGTCAGCTAAGAATCAAGCTCAAGAAATTGCTGGCGATGCTTATGAAGCGAAGGAGAAAGCTGATACTTACGCTAAAGCTATTAAAGCGATGAAAAATACCATTGAAGGTTATCAAAATGATTACATTATTCCCAATCATTCAGTACTTGATGATTTGGCTGATGAGTTTAGCCATAAAGACGCTGGTGCTGAACTTAAAAAGTCCCGGGCTTTAATTAAATCCCTTGTTAAGCAAAGCATGGCTGGTACTTGTGATTATGTTGAAAAACAAAGAAAGTTATATGCAGAGCACTTTGTTGTAGATGCTTTCAATGGAAAGGTAGATTCTGCATTAGCCAAAGTTAAAGTTGATAATTACGGTAAAATAAAACAAGAAATAATAGATGCTTTTGCACTTGTTAATCACAACGGTAAGTCATTTAGAAATGCACGTATTAATCAAGATTTCTTAGATGCACGGCTTGATGAATTGAAATGGGCAGTAGCCACTTATGAACTTCGCCAAATCGAACTTGAAGAACAAAGAGAAATTAAGCAGCAAATTCGTGAGGAAGAAAAAGCCCAGCGAGAAATGGATAAGGCGATTAAAGCAGCTCAAAAAGAAGAAGAACTTATCCAAAAAACACTTGAAAAAGTACGTACAGAGTTAGCTGCTGCTAATGATGATCAACGCTTAGAGTTTGAGGCTAAACTAGCAGAACTAGAAGGTAAACTTGCTGACGCTAGCGAACGAGGTGTGCGTGCAATGTCTATGGCACAGCAAACGCGTCGTGGTCATGTTTATGTGATTAGTAATATTGGTAGCTTTGGTGAGGAAGTCTTTAAAATTGGCATGACTCGCCGATTAGAGCCTATGGACCGAGTAAAAGAACTTGGAGATGCTTCAGTTGCGTATTAACATGAAGGAGATCGCTCAATAACATTCATGGAGATCACTTTTTTCTCCGTCTGTAGAGCTAGGTTTAATTTATACTGAGTGATCTCCATCAGTCAAGTTATTGGTCATTTTTCGCATTGATTCGCCCTCTAATTCTATCTTTATCGAGCCATGTACCAGTCGGTCCAGAATTGCATCAGCATGCGTCGATTCTCCGATCATTTTGTACCAATGTTCTTGCGGTAATTGACTGGCAATTAAAGTCGATTTACTGTCATATCGGGCATCAATCAGTTCAAGTAAATCGCTTCGTTGCTGTGCATTTAATGGCTCCAGTCCCCAATCATCCAAGATCAGTAAATCTGCATTGGTTAACTTTCCTATCAGTTTTCGATAGGTTCCGTCAGCCTGTGCAAAAAACATTTTTTCGAGTAGTTCTTTCAGCCTAAAATAAAATACGCTTTGCCCTTGTTGGCAATGCTGATGCCCGAAGGCACAGGCAAGGTATGTTTTGCCACACCCTGTTGCCCCGGTGATCAATATATTTTGATGTAATCGCAACCACTCGCCCTGCGCCAAGGTTCGGATCTGTGACTTATTCAGGTTGCGCTTGGCACGATAATCTAACTGCTCTATGCCAGCATGAACTCTGAATTTAGCTTGCCGTGTTAAGCGCGCTATTTTACGTTGTGAACGTGCGTTAAGCTCATTATCAAGCAGTAAGCTTAGCCTTTCTTCGAACGCGAGTTCTCGGTAATGCGTCGGCTGTTCCGTCTGTAATGTGAGGGCGTCTTTGATGCCGGACAAACCAAGCGTAGTCAGTTGATTATAAATTGTTTTCATTCCATTTCCCTTAATGATAATACGTATTGCCACGCACATTGTTGTGCTCTATTTCTGCTAATAGATCTAACTGTTGTTCAGGTAGTGGTTGGTTATCTAGGCCTTTTTTAAGAATAGATTTGATACCCGCTAATCTTCTTATTCCTGTATGTAAAGCGCGTCCACATGCAGCCTCTAAGCGCGGTGTTGTGTATTGTTTACCTAGCGCAAGCAATCCTAAGCAAACGCGGTAAGCTTGCTCAGGATGTGGCCTTTCTTGCATTAACAGAGTGACGAGCTCTTCTGTTTTTGGGCCAATATCTTGCGCCCATTTCTCAAATCGTTGCGGTGACCATTCCCCTTGTTTTCGATGTGAAACAGGCATATGAGCATCAAGCGTGCTGTGTCCACCAATCTTGTGAGAACGAGGATGCACCGCTACACACTCTCCCTGATGGTATACTGTGACGAGTTCACCGGTAATATGCGCTTCGAGTTTTTTCTTTATCAGTGAATGCGGTACAGAGTAATAATGCTTTTCTATATCAATGTGATAGTCGATATGTACAGTCACCATTTTCACTTGGGTATAGATATACGGTTCAAGGGGTAAGGGTTTCAATTCTGGCTTATCAATGGCAATAAATTGTGAATGACGCGTACCAGGATGCACTTTCATGGCCCGTTGATTGAGTTCAAGTAGCAATTCTTCGATCCGGATATTTAATTGTCGCAAAGAAAAAAAGTCTTCATGCCTCAATGCGGCCATGATCCAGCGCTCTACGATCTGTACAGCCACTTCAGCTTTGGCTTTATCCTTGGGTTTATAAGGGCGAGCCGGCACGATGACCGTATTATAATGCGCAGCCATCTGTGAATACGTCGGGTTAATATCGGGATCATAGCGACACGATCTGGTTGTACCGCTTTTTAAGTTGTCTGGGATCAAGAGCTCAGGAACACCGCCTAAAAAGGTGAAACAGCGAGCGTGGCTCATCACCCAATTTTCTAGACCTTGGGTCCACGTGGCTTCTGCATAGGTGTAATTAGAGGCACCCATCACGGCAACAAAAATTTGTGCCGTTTTAATTTCACCGGTTGTAGGATCAATAATGTTCATCGTCGGCCCACAGTAATCAATAAATAGTTTTTCACCCGCCTTATGCTGTTGTCGCATCGATGGTTTTTGACAACCAAGCCATTTCTTATATAGCCGGCAGAAGTGATTGTAACTATAGAATTTATTGTTATTTCGTTCTCTGTATTCTTCCCATAGTAATTGCAGAGTCATTGTTTTTGGCTTGAGTTCTTGATGGATCACCGACCAATCTGGGGTGGTGATTTGGGGATTGGTTTTGACGGTAGTGTGCAGAAATTTTTGATGAAGAGTCACATCATCCCATTCCTCAGATAACGGCCATGAGGTGATCCCCATTTGGGCTGCTCGATTGGCATAACGAGATACCACTGAGGGGGAGATAGATAAACTTTTAGCGACTTGACGATGGCTCAGTGAACAACCGTATTTGAGTCTAAGGATCTCTTTTAATTTACGCATAGATATAGGTGCCGTTGGCATAGTCATTCCCTTCATCAAAATGAACAGAATAACGGTTAAATACACCTACAGGGCAGTGAAAAAAGCAAGTTTGTCCAATAACATTCATGGAGATCACTCAATAACATTTCAGGGTAAAAGTGATCTTCATGAATGTTATTAGCTGATCTTGATTGAGGTTATTGGGTGATCTCCATCGATGTTATTAGGTGATCTCCATGGTGGTTAATATGCATCAGTGCCATTCTCATTCGATGTTCACGCAATGCTTTATAGCGAAGATGCACCTAAGTTGGAAAAAGAGTTACACGAAAAATTCAAGTTAGACTCAGTGAACAAAGTTAACTTTAGAAAAGAGTTTTTCAATGTATCACTTGCTGCAATTCGACAAGCTGTAGACCAGCAAGGTATTGAAGAAGTGCATTGGACAATGAAAGCTGAAGCCGCGGAGTACAGAGAGTCTCAGGCTATTGCAAAACAAAATGAAGTAGCGATTGCTTCTTAAATAACTGAAAGCAGCTGTTAATCACAGCTGCTTTCATCTCTGCATCCTCTTTCCAGACCAAATAACTTCACCGATGACTTCAAAATATTCAGTGGTTAATTTTGCCCTGAACAATCCCCGCATTACCTAATTTATCTCTACTGATTCTTCGGTTGGTCGAGTGATTCGTCTCACTTTGCTGAAAATAGTACATATCACTTCACCGATAATTTCAACATCGTTAAGGTCATTGCCTGTAATGGTATATGAATCATAGAAGGGGTTGTCACTATCAACTTTGAGTTTTGCACTGTACTTGTTGAATTGTATACGCTTAATGAATATCTCGTTAAACACTCGAAAGATATACACTCCCTCAAGAATGCTAAACGGAGTGATCATTTTCTTAACTAAAATCATATCGCCATCAAACAAAGACGGTTCCATCGAATCGCCTTTAACGTACATAGACAATAAGCCTTCTGGATTCAAGCCCTGGTCTAATAAGGTTTGTGGATGTATGTCCACTGTATTTTTATTTATGCCACTTTCGACCAGTTCAGAGCCTGTGCCCGCTGAGGCTTGAACATCAAAGTGTGGGATCTTTGTGTAATCGGAATTATCCGGTGATGAGGTTTGATAATCATTACCCGTTGTTAGCCATGACACATCTACATCAGCTGTTTTAGCTATTACATCAAGGCGCTCTAGTGTCGGATATCGATTGCTATTGAGGTAGTTCTGAATCGTCGTCTTACCCAGACTGCAGCGTTTTGAGAAGTTTTCAATTGATTCATCACCGATAATTAATTTTAATCGCTGCCCGAAATTAGTGTAATTATCTTCATTAGAATATTTCATATTTTCTCTATAAAAAACAAATGGTTATAAACTCAAGAATCAATTGAACTCGAATCGACCACAAATAAAACCCGTTGCGACCTTGTAATGGTTCGTTTCGTGTCTCATAATGTTCAATATCGGCTACATGGTTACATTTAACCGCATTTAGTTAACCGATAAGAGTATCAGTAATGATGAATGAAATCATCGAGGTTACTGTAATTATTTAACATTTATCTATTTATAAGAGGAATTACATGGCTAATACAGTTCTACAAATAGACTCACCGTATGTCACACGAAAAGTCTATTCGGATATTACGGGCATGTCTGTGCGTGTGATCGATACCTTCATTGCCCGCGGCGAGATCCCAATCATGCCAAAGCGTTCTAAAAACGCGACAGTGTTAATCAACATGGTCGCACTATTTAAACAAGCAGATGAACAGGAACATTAAGCATGCCGTTTATCAATTTCATTTCTAAGTACCGACAAGAATTATATTTGCTTGTGCCCAATGTCATTCAGCTGGTTCTTCTCGGTTATCTTTTTAACGTGGTCGCCACTGCGTAACTCCATCATCTCAAATAGGGAAATTTGTTCAATGTTTGAAATTAATGATAGCAAACAAAACGTAATTGACGCTGCTTGCATCCGTTTTGCGGATATTGAAAACGTAGAGTCGATTGCAAACGACTGTGGAATGCGTGGTCAGATGCTTCGTAATAAATTGAATCCGAACCAGCCCCACCAACTAACTGTTGCAGAGTTAATAAAAATCACTAAGGCCACAGATAATCACGACATTATCAACAGTGCGATTTTAGAAATTGGACTAGTTGCGGTTCGCTTGCCAAAGGCTGGTGACTCAAAGCCGCTAACGCTTAGTGCAATGAGCGTTGCAGCTGATATCGGTGATATCAACCGTCACATCATAGAGGCCGAATCCGACCGTCGGCTAACGCGTCATAAGAAAGACGCAATTACTGCAAAGGCACAATCTGCTGTTCGTGAATTGGTCTTTCTTATGTCAGACGTTGAAAACCGCTGCGGTGGTGCAGGGCCGTTCGTGTCCATGTGTGTCGATGCGGTATTAAGTGGAGTGCCTATGCCAGGCATGTAAGGAGATTATATGTCGTTAGCCGAACAGATATTAGGTGCAAAAGCACAACGTAGAAACATAGATGGAGCGCCGTTCGCAATTCATAACATCGTGTTAGTTGTTGGTGTTCAAGATGATATGCCCGAAGAACACATAGGTCGTAAAGGAAAGATTTTGTATTACGAATATGACGGTGGTTGCGGTCAATCTTATCCTAAAGAACCACTCATAGGTGTTCGTTTTTTTGATAACAATAATCTTGAAGAATTTTGGGCTGAAGAATTAAAAAAGGAGACATTGTAATGGGATTAGCACAAATCGCAATTGTTGATACTGCACCACCGTCGGCAGAATCAATTGCTCAAATTCATAGTTTGTTTGGTAGCAGTCGTATCGGCTGTATTTACGACAAGTTAGATGAAGATTTAAAGAAGGGGATTTTGGTCGCTGCAGGATTAAAGATGCCTCACCTTAAGTTAAGACTGAGTGAATTCGACCAGTTAGATAAGGCGAAACTGCATAACGCAATAAACGCACTCGAGCCAGTGATTAGAAAGTTAGCTGGTCATTCAATTTCAGAATTTAAGTAAGGAAATATCATGAGACCAACAATACAAGAAGTAATTAATGAACTGATGTTTATCGCCGTTGCTAAGCCTGACTTGATTGATATTACGGTTGAATACAGCGGTGTTAGCGACTCACTATCTGTAAAAGTTATGCCACATGGGTTTGATTACATCAACGCAACAACTGAGAGTTATAAGGCCGCAATGCTTTACAGCACTGACATTTGGTTAAGTGATTCGGGTCCAATGCAAGCTGCACTGGATGCTAAAAGCAAAATATTGGAATTAATGGCAATGCCAGAAAGTATCGAGGCAGCAGCATGAAACGTATCTCTGTGCCTGTCGAAAGCATGATTGAATCGCTAACTAGTTTCGGATTGAGCGCTGAAAAATACAATGACATTATGGGTTTATTTGAAATCGTTGATGCCGGTGATCATGACGCTCTGGTTATGCCTGCTTTATCGTTTAATGACAGCCATCTTTCGCGTGAAGAAGTACTCATCACGTTGTCTGCTTTTTGGGTAACCGTCATTGGTAATACTGATTCTTTTTCTGAGCAAGAGTTGCAAGGACTTGGGGCGTTGCGTTCGTTGTATTTTGTTGCTGTTAATTTCGGTTATCAAGGCCTTGCTGCCTGTATCGCAAAATATTGGGAAAGCACATCCCCTTTGCATAAAACTGAGTCAGTGGAGTTGTGGCGATGAGATATTTTGCGATTGAAGTATGCCCAGATGGCGGGACGATTCGTGATGTCGATACCTGCGAACCGCGAACAGTTGAAATCGGTGATCATGATAGCAAAGATGATGCTGTTGAAAATGCGTGTCAAATGCTGGATTGCCGTCAGCTTTTTCGTGGCGTGATTCGTCGGTTAAAAGGTAATGGTGGTTATATCGTGGTGAATGCACAGGATTTTGCAGAGATATGAAGAAAGGATATTTAACGATGATTGTTAGACATGAAATTAACGAACAAGAAATGATTAATATTTTTGACCAGTTTGCAGGTTCAATTATTGACGGTTACCCATGCGAAGAACTCACTGAATACTTGCATGAAGCAGTGCGAAAACTGGCTGTTGACCAAACCGAAATTATGCCAAGAAGTGACTTTACGTACATTGTAGAAGACTTTATTGACAGTTTTGTTTTTGATGATGAAAACGGCGGTTACATCTTTGAATTTGAAGATATGTATTTTCAGGGCGAAACCACGGTTATCAAAACAGATATTAATAATGTTCGTTCTAATGCTTATGAAAACATGTGGAAGTTAATTCATGGTAAAGCTCGCCGTAACAAAAAGATGAGTCAGTTTAAGACGTATGACCTTGTTGATGGGGTTTACGGTCTTATTAGGTTCACAGGTGTAATGAAACTTACCCACGCTGATTATTACGGCATTGTACGTATGATGGATTTAGCTGTTGATTTAGCATGGCCGAGTAAAACATCTCCTGTAGCTTCGGAATTACGCCGTGAGCAATTAAATAATATAAAAATCTGTAAAACTATATCTAGGTCTGTTAATGAATATGAAATTATTTGGGCTAAGTTGAACGATGATTTTTATTTAGGCGGCGATCACACACAAAGATATCGCTTTTTGACATTAAAACAAATATGGAAGGCATACTATCGTGCGAGTCGTTTATCTCTTAACGCTGAGCGCAATGATGATGATTTAAAATTAGTTAACAGCATCCTATCTCAAAAGTACGATTCTATTTTCCCGAATGAAGCAATCTACATGTCTAAGTGCGTATTAGATATTCATTTTACAGAATCAGGTATAAAACGCATAAAATTTATGGGCAAAGTTGATTTAGCACTGGCTCCATTTGATGACGATTGCCCGTTTTGATGGCTAGTGTAAATAAAGCCCAGTCATTATCTGGCCGTAAAACAATTATTGAAATGATTGAAAGTGGGGAAGACTGCAGTCGCAAACCTACCCGAACTCCCGCGCCAGACAAGGAATTTCAACTACCTGAAATGTCGTTAATTGAAAATGCGATGTTCCAGGTTAACCCAGAAATTGATGATCATGAATGGCGTAAGCAGTTCTTTGGTGATATGCCACATTACCTTAGCCGCTATTTTGCCGAACGATATAATAAAACCTTTGAACGCAAAGGCCGCCAGTCTGCTAATACCTATTTGCGTGAAACCGTGGGTAACAAGATTAATCCACGCTTAAGAAAGGTATTGGCACGCTACCAAGACCAGTTTAAATTCAGACAAAGCTATGTTCATGTTAATGACTTATTGAGAGAAAAGTTACTCGCTGAAATGGATAAAAGTGAGATAAAAATACTCGGTCAGCAATTTGCTGATTTTTTTTCCTCGCAATTAGAAAATCTAATTTATTTAGAAGCTGCGCACGAAACTGACTATGGCAAGGTGATCATTGCAGTATTTAGATTGTTGCAAAAAGAGTCCCGTAAACTTGGTTATTTACCGCCTTACAACAAAACAAAAAAGCTAACACAAGCAAAAGCTGAAAGCGGTATTTTACGCTTAGTTTGCCAGCGTGCATGGGAACGAAAACTGAGTTCAAAACGTGCAGAAATGCGTGAGCACTTGGCTCTAGCTGTTGGTCAGGTACAAAAGGCTGCGAGTCCGTATTGTTCGCGTGATTGCTTACGTGAATGGAAAGACCAAAAGAAACGTAACAGAGATTTTATCAAAGGTCGCTCGATCTTTGATGAAGATTCTGGCGAAGAAATTGCGCTGGCTGACATGTTCTATAAATCAACGGCTAACCCTGCTATTCGCCGTTGTGAAATGATGGTGCGTATTGCGGGCTATCAGAACATTGCTGAAATGCTAGATTGTGCTGGCTTATTCATTACATTAACTGCGCCGTCTAAATATCACAATGCCCGTAAGCGTGGCGGATTTATTGGACATTGGCTTGGTAATAACCCGAAAGAAACACAAATCTATTTGAACAAGGTCTTTGCGCGTATCCGCGCACAACTCAAACGAGATGGTATTGAAGAGTTCGGTATGCGTGTTGTTGAGCCGCACCATGACGGTACACCGCATTGGCATTTAATGTTATTTATGCAGCCGTGCCATGTTGCCCGCGTTCGTGAAGTATTTACTCGCTATGCCATCGAAGATGAAATGGAAGAGCTTTATCCGAGAAATAAAAAAACGGGAAAAGTTGTTCCAGGTCCATTTAATCCAAAACCACGTTGTGATTCTGTCGACATGGATCCTAGCTTAGGTACGGCAACTGGTTATATGGCTAAATACATCAGTAAAAATATTGATGGTTATGCAATGGACGGTGAAAAAGACGAAGAAACAGGTTTTGACCAAAAAGAAATGGCCGCACGCGTTGTTGCTTGGGCTGGCCGTTGGAGAATACGCCAGTTTCAACCACTTGGCGGTGCCCCTGTGACTACTTATCGAGAGCTGCGCCGTTATGCGAATAACGATAGAAATACGTTTAACAGCTATGTTGCCATTTTAAATGTGAAGGAAAAAAGGGAGTTGTTTAATGACATGTTCCCCGACCAAAATCCGGACTTTATGGGGCCTCAATTAGATTTTGTTGGACCACGACTTAATTATGACGCCATGAGCTTTATTCAGGTTTGGGATGTGATCACGGGTAAGTACAAGCCTAAGCTAAAAACAGGTAAAGCGGCATTCGCTGCCAATGTTAAAACCCATGACGATGAAAAACTTCGTTACCTTGCTAATCAAATGTTTCCTGAGCAAAACCCTGACTTCATCGGACCGCAGCTTAATTGGGCGGGGCCTCGACTTGTCTTTGCTGATATGGATATTGCCCAACGCCAAGAAATTCTCATTGGTAAATACCAGAAAGATGAAAGCGATGTCATGACCACTGCGGCTACTGCTTTGCAGTGTGCTGATAAAGGTGACTTTGCAGGTTATGTGATGGCGCAAGGTGGGCCTTTCGTTAAGCGTAAAGATTTATTGATCCGTAATGATTATGACGTTACTGAAATGGGAAATGAATACGCTGAACACGTTAGTAAAATTAAAGGTTTCCAAATTACCAATGAACTACCGGTTAAGACGCGTCTACGCAACTGGGTAATCCAGCGCAAGTCTCAAGCATTGCTCGATAGTGAAGCAAGCACAAGTAGCACCGAAGGTGCTGAGGTTTTAGATGGCCCCACAGGGGCTCCTTGGAGTTCTGTCAATAACTGTACGCCCTCCAAGAGCGACAGGTTAAATACTGGAATTAAAGCGCTTTTGAAAAGGCGCGGTATTCATTTAGATGATCACCTGGTCAATGTTATGGGACAGGGTGCCCAAATCAGAGTTGATAAAGACCACATTGTGAAATTGAGGCAGGGATATTATGCCGATAGCCAATATCACCCACCCGAAGTGATCGATGTAGCACCAGAAGAACCTAATATTTGGGATGGTTGGAACAGTCCTGAAACTGAAATTAAAGATACATCCAATTACACACCTGGTTGGGAAACTTGGGAGTCGTGGGATTGGGGTTAATTTAATTAATAAAAGGGAAATTAAGATGCAAATAGATAAACTAAATCTAGACGTAGGTAAAACATATTTAGCGATCATGAAAGGTTGTGAGGTTGAGCTGGATGATAGAACCGTTGTCTTTGATGATGAGATTATTGAAGTGAAAATTTTACCCAAACCTGAAAATGTCATGGTTGATGGTGGTTCTAATGGTAGTTTGGTTAAAGAAAAGCTGTCTGGACACTTATTAGAGTCACATTGGTATTTTGTCGAACATGTTGAAAATAGCAAAACTCGATGGCTTAGTGTTTTACATAGGGAGATTGAGTAAGTTTTTAACTAACAGATTAATTTTATTATATAAATTACAACCCTAAAGTAGTACTTTAATTGAGAATACTAATTTTGAACAATCAAGGAGTGCATTGTGATAATAGTAGAAACAATTTCAGGCGGGGTAAACTGTACTACTGAAGAGTATGAAGGCGATGTAGATACTTACCGTGGTGATATTCAATGCATTAAATGCAAGAAAAAAGCATGGTTTGTCAGAAGTTATAAAACGGAAAAAATAGATAGAATGGCTTGCTTTGGTGCGAAGCACAAAGACGGATGTAATGCTTCGACTATTCTATTTTCATCTGATGACGAGCAGAGTCATGAGGAAAATGCCCAGTCAGAAGATATCCGTGTAGACCTTGATAAAATAGGTAGTCAATCTATTTACATTTCTGAGCCAAACAATAAACATGGTGATGAAGAGTCAGATTGGACGGCAAGTAAAAAAGATAAAGCGATAGGTAATGCTTCAGGATTTCCATTAAATAAATCGTTACGTCAATTATTGACTAATTTATGTAAAAATCCTGAGTATGGTGATAAAGGCCAGACTATTAATATTGTTGCAGATTCAGGTGTATCAATGATTAAAGGCTTGTTAAGTGATCATATTGTCCCACTTAACAATATTAAGCGTGAACATGCTGGTTCTCGTAAAATATTTTGGGGAACGATTAACAACTTGAATTTAAAAGATGGTAGCTTGTGGCTTAACTATGGTAACTATAATACGGAACCTAGTATTATTTTAGATCAAGAGCTTAGGTTCGATTTATTACGTAATTTTAAATTGAAGGATGTGTCCGAATTAGATGGTTCTGACGTGATCATTGTTGGTAACGTAGGTTTTTCCCCAAGAGGGAAGGCGACAATTAAAACTGGTTTCACTAAATATATGTCGTTCAGGCGTAGAAAAAGAGAAGATTGATACGTAGGTACTTTATATATTTAGAAAGGAAACTGAAATGGAAGAATACATGAAAGATTTACTAAGTGATGCTCGCTCTTTGCTTGAATCACACGGTAATAGCCCTCAATTACATAAGCAATTAAGTAATCTACTTAATCGACGTGCTCCTAATGGAACATCTCCATTTTCACTAGATGAAAAGCTACGCGGGGTTAAGCAAAAGGGTTCAAATTAAAATAGTTTATTTTTAATGCTGTAAATTTGATAGGCCCTCAATGTTGAGGGCTTTTGTTATCTACAAAATAGAAAGTTGTAGCTGCAATTCTTGGCGCTGTTCTGGCGCTAATGTCTTCACCAAGTCCATGGCCAATTGAGTAGCACTTTTCGCTGATGGGCTCAGCGTATGACTAAAACTCAAATTCATTACAAATGAATGACCGCACTCGGCATTATTACAGCTGCAATATAAATCTGTGTAGCTATTCGAAATTCTATTCGTTTTTTGTATACGGCTTTTAACGCCACATTCTGGGCAAACTACTCGCATAAAACATCCACTTATTTCACATACTGACCTGTAAATTATACGATATTTAACTGATTATTTATACAGTTGTATGCCATGTCCATTATAATACATAGCTATTGCTGACGGCTGAGAAGAACATTTGATCGTGCGTGCGAACCCACGATAAATTCACTCCTCTTCGCCTACCGCGTTTTCGCAATTTTTTTGCGTTTTGGACACAACCATGGACACGCTGATATTGCCCAAGCCTTATATGTAAAGGATCTTGAGGATCATTTAAGGATCGCTAATGTCAAAGTTGTGACACTATTTGTCATCAATTGACAGTTTTCTTTCATTCACTCTAGTAGCAGAGTATCATTTCTTAAAATCAGTTAAGTGATGCAAAAATATGCGAATTTTAGTGCAGGGTTTAGAATCTAAAGAAAGAGTTAAGTTACTTTTAAAGTTAACAAAAATTGATAGTGAGAATATTCAACGTGCGTTAACAGACCATTTATGCAAAGGCCATAAAGAAGATGATGCGGCGATGCTCAATGATGTACCAAGGCAGAATTTTAACCGTGCATTAAAACGATTAAATGATGTGGCAGGGATTGTTGAGCATATTAAAGAGTTAGATTGGGAGCAGTTTAAAAACCAAACCAGTTAGTTACTGATTTGGTTTTTGTTATTCGTCGCCAGATGGAAACAAATCAGAATACACCGGCACTGAAAATTCAATATGCAGTGCCGCGGGTAAATACTCGTTAATCTCCATCATGTCTTGCTGCATTGGCACCACTTCATTGTTGTAATAAGCGCGGGTAATTTTATCCAAGTCACCAAAGCCCGGACTGTCACCAGACGTTTGCCCGCTTAATGCTTCCTGGGCGCGATGCATACTCAGCATATCATTTAGCGTGATCTTCTTAATCCGTTCAAATTCATCTTTGGTAGAAATATCACCCACCGGAATAATCTTGATCGCCTTTTCCGCATCAGCCTTACCACTGCGGTTATTAATAAATAAACTGCGGAAGTTACCCACACCGCGAGAATCTTTGATTGCTGCTTTCAAATCATCTTCATCTTCGGTCGATAAATTGGGATCTGCCATCGAGAAGATAAACCCCATATGTGCACCGTTCTTGTAATATTTACGGCGGAACAGGGTGGCATCTTCATTTAAAAGCGCAGATTGAATACCGCCATAATATTGGGGGATACCGTAGATACCCTGGTTCGGATCGTATTCTTTCAGGTGGATAACTTCGCCTTTTTTAAAACGCAGCACGTTGCCATTACTTAAGCGTTGCGCATAAACACCCGGTGTAGATGTATAGCGCATCGATAGCGCAGGTAAATGCCTTAACTTAATCACATTACCAAAGGTATTTTTAATTACCTGCAGGTACGAATTCGCCGCCCAACAATAATCAAACGCAAACTTCTTAAACGTTCGCCGCGTTAATAGCGCATTAGGCTTAAACCATTTCAAAATCATATTGCGTTTAAAATATAAAATAGGGCCATGTTGGGCATTTACTCGTAGCAATTTAATCAAGCCGGCTAAACTCACGGGCGGTGAATATAGCCCGTCCATGTCAGCGTAAAGCCCGATGTATTCGGTCATGCGATTATCTAAACACGGCTCAGGGTCACCAAAGCTAAAGGTGTCGATAGATTTGTTTTTAACCGGTTCAGTGGTCGTACTTTTAGTTGAATTCATTATGCGGCATCTAATCCTATTGATGTTCTGGTGCTCGAGCTGTCACCAGATAATGGTTCGTAGATCATGGCGTGCATGATTGCCCAGGCAATATCAGCATGGCCTGTGGCGGCGGTGCGGTTGGTTGCATAGCTGATTTGGTCACCAACTACCTTTTTGCGAATATTAATGAAGCTGCTTGCAACCATCACTGAATTTTCATCGTATTCAAAACGCTTCTTGCCAATGACATTAAGCGCCTTAATCACCATCTTGTTTTTGTTGTGCGGGTTGTAATGAATCGGCATTGCCAGCGGGAAGAATTTTTGAATAAGTTCAAACACACCCAAGCCCATACCTGTGGTATCAACACCAATATGCACAACATGGTATTTAAGGGTGAGTTCTTTAATTTCACTGGCCATGGTTTCAAAATCGTTACCACTTAAATTCAGTGATTCCAACAAACGAAATTTATCATCAGGGCCAAGCGGTAAACTCAAAACCACTACCGATGCAATGTCTCGCGTTCGCGCTGGGTCAAAGCCAATAACAACTGGCTTCATGGCATAAGGGCGTGACCAAGTAGGGTCAAAGTCGGTCCATTTTTTGCTATTACCGACGCAGGCCATCAGCTGTTTAAGGCTAAACGCACTGTGGGCATCATCAATAAACTTGCACATAAAGAGATTATCAAACTCTTCTTTAGAGTATTCATTCTCCAGCATGCTGATATCAATGCGGTCAAAGCCTTGTTCCACCACGTCATAAACATTGAGCTTTTGACGCCAGATACCATCATCGCAAAGCAAGCCATGCTTTAAGGTCTTATGGCTAACATCAATGGCAAACTCGGGGTCATTACAGGCTTTGGTTTTGCGGTACCAGCGACCATTCCACAAATCATACGCTTCATGGCTGGTCACCGATGGGGTACTGAAATAGGTAATACGAAAATCTTTATGGGTCGCCATTGCCTGGGCAAGACTGCGTAACTCTTTAAACTTCGGGATCCAAAACACTTCATCAATATACAAATCACCAGATGCAGACTGCGCCGTCCGGGCATTGGTCGATTTGAAATACAGTGTTGTGGTCTTGCCTTTATTGCGCAACATCAGAGGTGAGCCGCTTAGCTCAATACCAAACTGTTCACGACATAAGGCAATGATATTGGCTTTGAATATCTCTGCCTGGTCCCGTGATGCTGAAATGAAGATCTTATTACGGCCATTTACCACAGCATCATAAAACGCTTCAAACGCAAAATAGAAGGTCGCGCCGATTTGACGCGGCTTTAAAATAAAACGGCTACGATAATCTTGATGTTCAAACCAGTGTAACTGGTGCGGGTAGAGCAGGTTGTCTTTGAGCTCATCCAGCATTTCTTTGGTGATACTCGACACATCATTCTTAATCTTCTTCTGACGCTTCTTACTTTTACTGGTTCGCTCACTGGTTTGTTCATGTTGAGCCGCAGCAGCTGCAGGCGTATTACCGTATTTTTTAGTGATGCCGGCACTGGGCAAGCGTGATTGATTTAACGCGCATTGCTGTTTGGTCAGAAAATCCAGTTCTTTATAATCCGCTTCACTTTTATTGTCGCGATCGGCCAATAACACAATACGTCGTGCAATCGCTGTCTCGGCATTCAGTGACGGGCACAGTTCATTCCAGCTGCCATCATCCGCCCAACGTCGTAAAGAGCGGGCACTCGGCATACCTTCAATTTCTGAGATTTCATCAAACGTCAGTCCACCAAAAACATAATGGTCACGCGCCGTTTTAATGATTTTGGGTGTATATCGGGGAGTCCTCGGTTTCATAACTGGCCTGTTGGTAAGAACAAGCGCCAAGTTTATAACCCTAAATCACGTAATTCTTTAAGAAGATTTCCGCGTTATTCCGCTTTCGCCAAGATCGGAATAACGCGGATTTAATGTGATGGATTAAGGCCTGTTCTGCGGGCAAAATTGATTTCACTTAGTTCAACTTTGACATTAAACAGGAAACAACATGGCTCAATTACGCACAATTCCACTTGCCATTGCTGCCATGGGGTTAACGGTAGATGGTCGCGAAATATCAGAAAAAGATATCGACGATATTGTCACCACTTACAACTATAAAAAGTACGGTGCTCGCATCAATTTAGACCACGAATTTAATTGGTCGGGCTGGGCGGCAAAGAATTTACATGGCGTAGAACTCAATGGCGGCATGCTCGGTGATGTGATCGGATTAAGCACGGGTAAAAATGAAGACGGTATAAAAGTGTTATACGCCATTCTTTCTCCAAACGCGTCATTTGTGCTACTAAATCAAGCCGACCAGGCCGTGTATTTCAGTATTGAAATTGACCGTGATTTTATGAAGTCAGGACAAACCTATTTAATCGGGCTTGCCGTAACTGATTATCCCGCAAGTACCTACACCGACCGCATTCATTTTAGTCAGCAAGACAAAAATAACGCCAATCAAGCACCCTCAGATACTGACCTATTACAGGTGTCGTTAGCGTTAGAAGAAGCGGCCCAACCCACCAAGAGCCTGTTTAAAAAACTCTTTAATTTTAATAAGGATGATGACGACATGAAACGCGAAGAATTTGCCGCCGCAATGACCGACGCGCTCGGTGAGCCATTGCTGAAATTTAGCCAGGTGCTAGAAGCCAATACTCAAGCAACACAAGATTTACTTGCCAAACAAGGCACTGTTCCAGCACAGCAAGACGATGCGAATACCGACAACCTAACAGGCACAAACGTTGATAAAGCAACCGCTGAATTCTCGGCGCTCGATGGCAAGGTTGATGGTTTGGTTGAACAAATTACTGCGCTGACTAAAACAGTGAGCGATGCAATCAAAGATCCAGCGTCAACGACCACTGAAGGTGAAGAAGAACACCTTGGTGATAGTGCCAAATATGCCAACCTACTTTAACAACAGGAAGATAACCGATGAAGCTTAAAACAACTCAGGTATTTACTGCTGTTGTCACGGCATTAGCTGCAAATTACGGCGTGGCATCAATGTCACAGCAGTTCAATGTTGAACCCACTATTGAGCAGACGTTGTATGACCAGGTATACCAAAGTGCTGAGTTCTTACAAGTTATTGATACCCAACTTGTCGATGACTTAGTTGGCAGTGCTATTACTGCAGGTATCAGTGGCGGTGTTACTGGTCGTGCGGGTGTTGAAACTGACGAGACTAAATCTCGTCAAACCAAAGACCCATTAGGTTTAACCAAGCGTGAATATCGTTGCTACCCAGTTGAATGTGATACCCACATCACTTGGCAACGTATGGATATGTGGGCCAAGTTTCCTGATTTTCACAGTCGCTTTCGCCGCCATGTTCAGCAAGCTATTGCATTAGACATCATTAAAATTGGTTGGAACGGTATTGAAGCCGCTGATGTCACCGATATTGCCACTTACCCAATGTTGAACGATGTAAACATCGGTTGGCTGCAACTTGTTCGCCGAGATAACCCAGGTAATGCAATTGAAGACGGTGATCAAAAAGACGGTGAGATCCGTATTGGCGCTGGCGGTGATTATGAAAATCTTGACCAAGCCGTGCATGACCTATTGCAAGCTATTCCAGCCCATAAACGTAATGGTCTGGTTACCATTATTGGTGATGAGCTGCTGGCCAAAGAGAAAAATAAACTCTATGCCAAGCAAGCGCATACCCCAAGTGAAAAAGAAAAAATTGAACTTGAGCAGATCATTGAAACCTTTGGTGGATTGAAAGCATATAAAGTGCCGTTCTTTCCTGCTCGCGGCATTTTGATCACCTCGTTTGAAAACCTTTGTCACTATGTTCAATCGGGTTCAACACGTACTGCAATTGAAAATAACAACAAGAAGAAGCGTGTCGAAGATTACCAGTCACGTAACGATTGTTATTACATCAATGATATGGAAGTGATTGCCTTTTTTGAAGCAAATTCAGTGAAGTTGGATAAAGTCAAAGACCCTACTGTTGATGCTGGTGACTTTGATGCTGATAACCCTGCGCACTGGGTTTGGTCTTAGTCGGTTTTGAATCAGTAGATTGAGAAGCACTGGCTTATTGCGATAAGCCAGTTATTTACCCAGCAGAGAGTTTTTTGAAATGAGCATAGTAAAACGTAATCAACGTAAAGCCTTAGAGTCAAAAATTATTGGCATTGACCTAGCAAATTGCCGTGATACATCCGCCGTAATGACAATAAACAGCCAGAGCCAAACGCTGACAGCAACGCCTGATGATAGTCGTGCCCAAGGCATTATGGATGAATTTGATTTCTTCAAAGCGGCAATGGATTCCGACCTTGCTCAACTTAAAAAGTTTTCCCACATCGAAGACAAGCTTGAATACAAAGCCAAGGCGATTGAGAACCATCAATACTTGGATTATTTACGCCGCTATCAAGCACAAGGTACCAATCATCAGAATAGGGTGCTGGCTTGGGTAGTGATTTGGCTTGTTGACCTTGGCCACTGGAAAACCGCCTTTGATTTTGTACCTTTGTTAGTCGCGCAAAATCAGCGGTTACCAGGTCGCTTTAGCACCCAAGATTGGCCGACCTTTTTGATAGACCAGCTTTATGACGAAGGCGCGAAACACTTAAGCCAAGGCCGTGATGCAGTAGAGCGTAGCCAAGTGATTCAGTTATTTACTCAGTTTATCCACTTACTGGACACTTACCAATGGCGGTTAAGCGAGTTGATTGGGGGCAAGCTATACGCCATGGCTTCAAAGCTAGAACAAAGCGTATTTAACCTGGGCAATGCGTATACCTACGGCACCAAAGCAACCGCGTTAAACGACAAAGCGGGCGTTAAAAAGATGGTCAGAGAAATCGCCAAGACCATTGGTAAAGAAACCGACCTTTAGTTTATTCGCATGATTTGTAAAAAAGAATTGTAACAACTCTCGCGCCACCGGCTCGGCTGCGTAGGACTTATTCACGTTAGTGAAATAGGCACCTTGTCGCAGTGGCTAGAGCCGACCTATTAGAAGTGAGTAACGGTATGTTTAGTGGCAAGACAGAGTCCGAACACCAGGACACCGACATTATTAACGATGGTTTTTGGCCTGACATTAATGCCGGTGATTTTGAAAAGCGTCGAAGCGTGCCAGTGGATATGGATAAAGATGCGATCGCAATGTCGGTTGTATCAGCCATCGCACAGATAAACATTGAATTAGTTGGTGTTAAAACGCGCCATGAAGCCGAGGGTATTGCTCAGGCGTCGGATGTGATTAGCCAGCCGAGTATTGCGGATAAAAACATGCTGGTGATCTTGTATGAAAAAGCGGTGTATGCCCGTGCTAAGGCCGAGTTATTACCAGAATTTGCCACTACACAAATGCGTGATGCTGGTGAAAACGTCACCCAACGTGAACCGGAAACCAGAGACAGTTTATTTGCAGAAAGTCTGCAGCATATTCGCACCATAAAAGGTAAAAGAAGTGCCGGAGTTGAATTGCTATGAGTGAACAAAGCCAATATTCAGCGGGTTATTACTTAAAGGGTTTAACAAACCGAATTAATAGCGTGGTACCCAAGGCAATACATAAACACTTTGATTCTTGGATGGAAGATGTAGAGCTTATTTTAGCGCCGAAAGACCATGGTAATGGCCGTGATATTGGTCAGTTGTCTTATAAAGCGGTACTGAGTTTTGAGCGTTTTCCTTTTAAGAAGTGTGCACCTGAAATTGTGCTTGCGTCAGTGATGGCCTGGTTGATGGACTTTGATGAGCACCGCAGCAAGTTTAACTTACCAGACCCAACCGCAGACATTGAACCTGAGAGTGAAGATTGCGTTGAAATGATCATTGAAGTGGAATTTCGCGAACCCTTCATGGTGGTTGAAGATCCAAATGGGCCCATTGAGTGGGATGGGAAAAAGTGGAAAGTGGCCCCTTATGAAATATGGGTTGCTGAATATGGTGACATTCTTTCGGGGAATAACCCGCCGTCACCTATTGGGAGCGATGCGTGATCAGGGTATCGATGTTAGCACCCGAAATGTTAGGTGTTCAGCAGCAATTAAAACTCATGACGTTACACCCGACAAAGCGGCTCAAAATATTGCGCAAGTTAAGCCGGTATTTAGCCAAGCAAAACAGAAAAAACATGCGGGAAAACAAAGACCCAAACGGTCGACGTTGGCAAACCCGCACATCGGGTGATAAAAAAATGATGCGCAAGATGGGGAAGCAATTAAAAACAAAAACCACCCCAAATGAAGCCAGGTTATTTTTCCCTGGTGTTGCAGGAAAGATAGCCAGTCATCATCAATATGGCACAACTGAAAAATGGAATGCAGCCAAAGCAAGAAAGGTATACGGCAAGCCTAACTATGATGACAAGCCAACTCGATTGCAGGCTAAACGCTTAAGAGAACTTGGTTATACCATTGCCGCAAAACGCAAAGGCAAGCGTAAAAAGCCCAGTATTAAATGGATAATTGAAAGTTTAACCACAGGTCAAGCTGGTTTGATTATCAGGAATTTGAAGAGTAAAGACACGCAATCGAGTTGGGAAGTTAAGTTACCAGAACGCCAGCTCTTAGGTGCAAAGTCAAAAGACATTACCAACTTTTTAGCAGCAGAACTAGAGAAGGAACAACGCTAATGTGGCCAGTAGTTCAAGTAAATACACTTAATCAAATGCAGGGGCCAGTAACAGAAGTGGAACGCCATTTCTTGTTCATCGGTCTAGGCAGTACCAATACCGGCAAACTATTGTCAGTCAATACCGATACCGATTTTGACCAGCAGCTTGGCGCTGATGATTCAGCTCTGAAAAGTAACGTGAGAGCCGCAATGCTTAACGCAGGTCAGAATTGGAGTGCAGCGGTTTATGTCATGGCAAGTGGTGAGAAATGGGATGAAGCAGCGCTCAAAGCCCAAGAAACCCAAAGCTTTGAAGCTGTGATCTTGTGTGACCCAACATCAGACCAAGCAACGGTGACAGCAGCGCAAGCGCTTTATCATACCTTGATTGCCAAGTATGGCCGTTGGCAATTCATGGCGTTATGTACTCCTGAAATTGGTGAACTTCAGTCGTGGTCTGACTATGAAGCTACCACTGTGGCTATCCAGGATACGATTGCCGCCGATGGCGTGATGCTTATTCCGCAAGTATTCCCCGATGCCCTGGGTAAATTAATGGGCCGTTTATGCAACCGCAGCGTATCTATTGCCGATTCACCGTGCCGCGTTAAAACAGGTGCATTAATTGGTGATGTGACACTGCCGGTGGATAAAGATGGGGTAACGCTCAGCACCGCCACATTAAAGGCGTTAGAACAAAACCGCTTCTCTGTGCCTTGCTGGTATCCAGATGTTGACGGTATCTACTGGGCCGATGGCCGTATGTTAGATGTTGAAGGCGGTGATTATCAGGTCGTAGAAAACCGTCGTGTGATCGACAAAGTTGCCCGTCGTGTACGGGTGTTGTGTATCGCCGATTTGGGTGACCGTTCATTTAACAGCACACCGTTTAGTACTAAATCAGCGCAAAGTCGTTACGCTCGACCACTGCGTGAGATGTCAAAAAGCATCACCATTGGTAAGCAGATGTTCCCTGGTGATATTCAACCCCCATCAGCGGATGCCATCACTATCAATTGGGTTGGTCGCAATAAGGTAGAAATTTATATCAAAGCCAAACCTTACGATTGCCCGAAAGAGATTGTTGCCAATCTGATGTTAGACCTTAGTAATCCGGGAGATGCAGCATGAGCAAACGTTTAAGTGGTATGAATTTCGACATTGATATTTTCGGTACCGTCATTCATGTGGAAAAAGCCTCAGTGTCTATTTCGGATGATTCTGCAGTATCAACAACCCGCGGTGTACCAGATGGTCATACCGATGGTGCGGTAAGTGCAGATGTTGAATATGAACTGGATACTAAAAACTTCAAGTTACTCGGTGAAGTAGCAAAAAATGCAGGTAGCTGGCGTGGTATTGAACCGCATGACTGCCTATTTTACGGCAATGCCGGTGGTGAAGAACTCACCATTGAAGTGTTTGGCGTAAAGCTATTACTGGAAAGTATCTTAGATGTTGATCCGTCTTCATCAGATAAAACGAAGCACAAAGTGAAAGGCTTAGTAACCAGTCCTGATTTTATCCATATCGACGGTGTTCCTTACCTTAGTAGAGAAGATACCCGCGATTTAGTGGGATAGGGAGTTGCGATGGATTTATTAGATAGTGCCTGCGCACTGGAAGAAAAACAAACTGCACTGGCATTGACGAATCACTTTGCAAACCAGCCTAAGCAAACTCGATTAAAGAGTGCTGAAGAATGTAATGAATGTGGCTTAGATATTCCTAAGGCACGACAAGAAGCCGTTAAAGGCTGTCAATTTTGTATCGTCTGCCAAGCATTGGCGGATAAAGGAAAGCGATGAAACATTATTCATTAAGACGCCGTTACTTTGAACATGGCACCTATTCAACACTACACCGTGAAGATGGCAGCAAAGTATGTTGTTTCGTTGAACGACCAATGTTGAATAACAAGCCTTCTGAATCTTGCATTGTTGAAGGTACTTACATTGCACTGCCACATCAATCACCGAAGTTCGGTGCTTGTTATGCACTTGAAGCGCCGGAACTGGGTGTAACCCGCAATGGCCCGAGCTTACGTACTCATATTCTGATCCACAAAGCCAATTCACCACAAGAGTTACAAGGTTGCTTAGCACCCGGTGTTGCGTTTGGTTTTGTGTATGGTGAATGGGCAGTATTGAATTCAACGGCTGCCTTTTCTGCTCTGATGGCTGAGTTTGCTGGTGAGATTGTCAGCCTTTCAATAAGTAAGGATTAGCTATGTGGGAAAACATTAAAGCATTAATTGGCAGTGCCGCGCCATTAATCGGCACCTTAATCGGTGGGCCAGCGGGTAGCGCTGTTGGTGGACTAATTGCCAGTGCATTAGGTGTTGAAAATACACCGGTTGCCATTGAGCAAGCCATTAAGCAAAATCCTGAAGCACTCATCGCTATTCGTAAGTTAGAAAGTGAAGAGCGGGTAACACTGAAAAAATTAGCACTGCAAGCATCGGCCATTGCCTTAGATGAACGTAAAGCCGAACTTGCAGATACGCAGAACGCGCGTGTTCAGCATAAAGACCATTGGATGCCCAGTGCCATGACCATCATTCTTGCGTTGATGGTTTCAGGTATGTTTAGCGCTTTATTTGCCTTTGAACCACCAAAAGCCTATGACCAGGTGATCATCATGACAGCGGGTTCGGTATTGGGCGCTTTCGGTACCGCCGTCGCGTTTTGGCTCGGCAGCAGCCGCAGCAGTGCGGATAAATCTAAGCAGTTAGGTTTGAAGAAATAAAGAGAGGTTCTAATGGCTGATTGGGTAGCTGCGATCACCGCAGTAGCAATGTTAGTTGTGGTTATTGGTGGCGCAGTTATCACTTGGTTATCAAAGGTTTCAGCTGAGTTAGCAGATCATAAAACACATGTTGCAGAAACCTATGCAACAAAAAATGACGTAAAAGAATTAGGCGATCGAGTTGAACGCAATATGGACTCTGGATTTGACCGGATTTACAACTTACTGAAAGGAAATAATGCAGCATGAGTAAAGCAATTGTATTAGTAGTAGCAGGTAACGACCTGCGCTTTGAACCATCATTGGCGGCGTACAACAAATATATTAATGAAATGATGCCGCATGACAAGGTTGCACCATCCACCAATTATCTGCGCCGCATTGTCAATAAAGATGATAAAGCGGCACTGGATGAAGTATTGAAACTACCAGGTGCAGTGATGCGTTTACTTGCCAAGGTCAATGAGCACTTTGAAGCTGATTTGGAAATTGAAGTAAAAAACTAATACGCCATGCCCGGGCCATCGAGCGTAATGAGTTAGAGCAGATATTTACCTTAAAGGCATTTTATTTACCTCACGCGCCCGATAATACCGAAAGTTATGCCAGGGCGCTTTGGCTCGATAAATCCCAAACTGAAAAACACGCCATTGCCGTTGCTAATGGCATCGCAAAAGCATTTAACGGAGAGTGAATATGAGTGCTCATATGGATAGTTTAATGATGACGATTGGCTTGATTGACCAAGCTACTGCGCCATTACAAGGTATTCAGAGCACCATTACTCAAACTGCAGATGCAGGGCGCATTGGTTGGGAAAAAATGGCAGGCGGTACCGCTGGTTTAGTTGCGGCAGGTTTTGCGGTGCAAGCGGCGTTAATGCCGGCGATTGAAATGGATCGTGTACTGGGTGAAGTTAAATCACTGGGCGTTGTTGATGCAGACTTGCAAAAGTTGCAGCAAACCGCCCTGGCTTTTTCAACGGAATACGGCAAGTCGGCGACTGAAGTGGTTCAAGCCGCTTATGATATTAAGTCAGCGTTTGGCGGTATCAATGGTGATGAACTCGCTGATATTACTAAAAGCTCGGCCGTTCTTGCTGCCGCAACCAAGGCCGATACCGCAACGATCACAAATTACATGGGCACCATGTACGGCGTATTTAAAAACCAAGCCGATATGATGGGCACCGGTATTTGGTCCAAGCAAGTGGCGGGCATGACAGCACAATCGGTGGAGATGTTTAAAACCACAGGTAAGGGCATGAGTGATGCGTTTACTAGTGTCGGCGCTAATGCAACATCAGCTGGCATCTCTATGAATGAGCAAATGGCGATCCTCGGTACTTTACAAGCAACCATGTCAGGCAGTGAAGCCGGCACCAAATATAAATCATTCTTAGCTGGTGTGGGTAAAGCGCAAGACAAGTTGAATCTATCTTTTACTGATAGCCAGGGCGCGATGCTGCCAATGTATGACATTTTAGAAAAACTAAAAGGTCAGTTTGGCGACACGCTTGATGTGGCAGAGAGTGACGCATTAAAAAATGCGTTTGGTAGTGATGAGGCAGTAAGCATGATTAAGCTGTTGATGGCCGATACCGATGGACTTGCCGCCAGCATTAATACCCTTGGTGATGTAAAAGGCATGGGTAAAGCTGAAAGTATGGCTAGCGCCATGACTGATCAATGGGAACGACTTGATGCCAGTTGGTATGCCATCCGCGCAGGTGTATTTGGGCTGATATTACCCGCGATTAATGGTGTGGTTGGTGCGATGGCCGATGGTATGGGCAGTGTGCTTGAATGGACGCAGATGTTCCCGAACATCACTGAGTATCTTGGTTATGCAGCGCTGGCCATCGTCGGTGGTGCCGGTGCATTGGCCGCGTGGAATCTGATTGTTGGTTTATCGACATTAGTGACTGCAGGCTGGGCATCGGCTGTGGGCGTAATGAGTAGTGTCATGGCTTTGGCCAGTACGGGTTTAACTTGGATGAAAGGTGCATTTATTGGCTTAAACATGACGATGGCGGCTAACCCGATATTATGGGTTGTGGCGGGTATTGTTGCGTTAGGTGTGGCTGTTGTTGGCATCATCACTTATTGGGATGAGTTAACCGCAGCATTAAACAAGATCTGGATATTTAACCAAATTGGCCAGATGTTCAAAGCTGTTGGTAACAGTGTTATGTCAGTGATTAATGATCTGGTGTTTGCCTGGAACGTGTTTACATCGGTGTTATTAAATACCGCATTTGTGCAATCGCTTATGTCTGGTTTTAATGCGTTATCTAATTTATTTTCAGGCCTGTTCGATGGTTATGTGTCTATTGCATCCGGTGCGTGGGCATTGATTGGCGCAGGTGTCAGTGCATTATTACTGCCGTTTCAAGTTGTGTTTACCAGTATTAAAGCCTTTTTTAGTTTATTAGTTGATGGTCCCGCTGCAGCACTTGCCGTTCTTGGGTCTATCCCTGCATTATTCGGTGGAATAGCGGATTCAGTGATGAGTGGTTGGCAGTTAATTGCTTCGGGCGTGTCGACTGTCGTATCTCACTTGTTTAGCGCGATCCTATTTTTAGCACAGCCATTCATCCTCGTCGGTCAGCAAGCCATGATGGTGTTCGGTTTGATGGCGCAAGGTTGGGCTGACTTCACCCGTTTCTTAGGTGATTTATCAGTATTTGAATTACTCGGTGACGGCATCAATTGGTTGATAGACAAAATCAATATGATCCCGGGCATCGAAATTGAATCCCTGGTTAAAGAGCCGTTAATGCCAGATGTTGAGTCATTAAACATCGGTAACCAAGCGATGAGTCGTGAAAAAATAAACCGACCGATTAGCCGTTATTTACAAGGTACCCAAGTCGCGCAAGTGCCAACCTATGGCTACATGCCGCAGATGGCAAAAGCGATGCAGGGCAGTGGCAGTAAATCCATGCATACCGGTGATATCTATATCAAACAAGAACAGCCATTTACCCGTGCGCAGTTGCACGAATGGAACGAGATGGATACACCCTAATGGAACAACATTATATTGATTTACTGGTCAGTGATGGCGGCATTGATTTCGATGCTGGTCAGCAACCGCAATATACCAGTGACAGGAACAGCATTGCCCAAGACGTCAAACACGCCATTTTAGAAAGTGGCTTAGTTCGTAAATTGCAGGCCGAACGCAGTAGACCATTAAGAGCGGATATTTTAACGCAAATTGAAATGCTGATTGAACAAGACAAACGCATAGAGCCAGGAACAGCAACAACACAAGAACGTAGTGCCGGTGAAATTTGGCTGTTCGCAGAAACCACCGAATATGGCGACGTTAATATGGGGATCTCAGTATGAGTAAAAGACCAGACATTGATTTTGAAGCACTGATTGCTGCAGAGGGGATCCCAACCACCGAAGAAGCGTTAGCGATTGAACTGCAAAAAGAAGTGGAAGCAGCGGGGAGTAAAGTCAGTAATGATAGTCGCATGTCTCCATTTTGGCGATTAGTGCAGTCGATTGTGATTAAGCCTGCCATGTGGATCATCAATAATCTGTTAGCTAATCATGTATTACCGAATGCATTTGCCGCGACGGCAACCGGCATTTATTTAGATCTTAAAGCGTGGGATGTGGATTTAGAGCGAAAACAAGCAACACATACCCGTGGTCTTGTTGATTTCTTCAAGGAAAAACCAGAAAACCCTGTTGTTGTAAATAAAGGCGCAATCATTGAAACAGACAGTATTGACGGTATTCGTTATCGCTTAGCAGTGGTTGATGATGTAGTGATAGTGGAAGGCAAAGAAAGTGGCTTAGTGCTGTGTGAAGCGCTTGGCTCGGGCGCCGCTTTTAATCTCCCTGCGGGCTATTACTCGATTTTACTGGAAGGAGTGAGCGGTATTACTCATGCCAGTAACCCGATAGATTGGATTGTATCACCGGGGAGTAATACCGAAGGTGATGATGAATTAGCATTGCGTATTCGTAACCAGTTTAGCGCTGCAGGGCGATACCATATTGATTCAATTTATCGTTCTATGATTGCCAGCGTTGCAGGGATACGCAGTGACTTAATCTACTTTGAGCATGAGGCGCCAAGAGGACCAGGCACCGCCAATGCCTATATTTTAATGGAAGTCGGCAGTACGCCATCCTTGTTACTTGAACAATTAAATCATTATGTGATGGATGAAGGTCATCACGGACACGGTGATAACGTGCTTTGTCTGGCGATGCCAGAAACACAGCATCAAGTGAGTGTTGCTATTTACCCTGTCGCCAATTTGAATGATGAACAGAAAAGCACCCTGAAAACAGAAGTTGAAAACCACATTAACGCCGCATTCAGAAACATTGGCGATTATGCCCATGTCACTCGCGTCGACCCTAAATCAACGTTTTCATTCAGTGTATTGACCAAAGAAATACACATTAAATTAGCTGACTTAGCACGGTTGAGTTTTGCTAACCAAGACATTACCAGTGCGTTAGCTATTCCTCGTTTGAGTAGTGTAGAGGTGACTTATGGAGCATAAACAGCAAGCACCGGCATTACCGGAAAAAACAGTGCCCTGGTGGATGGACGGCAAGACCCTAGCTGACAACTTAAAAGAACCGCACTTCCTGGCTAATGGCGTGATGAATTTCTGGCAGCGTATTCGAGGTTGGGCTATTTGGCCGTTAGAGCAACTAGACCCACTGAGTTGTTCGGCACGTTTGTTAACAGTATTAGCCTGGGACCGAGACATAACCCAATTTGAGGGTGAACCGTCATCACTGTTTAGAAAACGGGTTAAGTTCGCTTTCATTAATGCCAAAGATTCGGGTGAAACGGCGGGTTTCATTCGTATTTTTCAACGGTTGGGTGTGGGTGTTGTTGAAATTGATGAACGTGTGCCAGAACGTGATTGGGACATCATCACTATTCGATTAAGCGATTCGCAGTTATCAGAAAACCATGAACTGTTAGCCACGTTAATACAACATTATGGCAGAACCTGCCGCCGTTATGAGTTTCAAGTTATCAACCCCGTTTATTTGCACATGACCGCAAGCCCTATTGATTGGGAACATCAGTGCCAAGTGGCAGTATTAGAGGAGTAACCATGTCACAGACCATTATTACATTAGCGTTTGAACAATATAAAGCACAACAAGAAGCGATTGCTGTCCCTGTTGAATTGGATGAATTTGTATTAGCCAATGTACCAAATCAAGATGCATCCCTGCCGATTGACCGTAACGAGGGATTACCACCACAAGCACAAATCGTATTTGTGGGTGATGTGAGCCAAGCCGGTTACGTTAATTCCAATGCGGTCGTGTACTCATTGATCATGGATACGCGAATTGGTGACTTTGATTTTAACTGGATTGGTTTACGCAACAAAGTATCGGGTGTTATCGCAGCCATTAGCCATATCCCGACCGTGTATAAATTGAAAAGCGTACTCGGTGTACAAAATGGTAACTCAGTAACGCGCTCTATCATGATGAGTTATAGCGATGCAATGAGTTTAACCAACATCGATGTTGATGCGTCCACATGGCAGATTGATTTCACTGCACGTTTATTTGGCATGGATGAAGCAGAGCGTTTAGCGAATGTAGACCATTACGGTAATGCGACGTTCTTGGCAGATGGTTACCAGGTGTTTAAATCCGGTAGTACTTACAAAATCAAGCAAGGTACTGGTTATGTTGGCGGCCTACGTTGTCACGCACCAAGTAATTTAGTGGTAAGTAACGTAAAGCAATCGAGTGGTATTTACCTTGATGCGAGTTGGCAAGGGCATATCACTAGCCAGTGGCAAACGGTTGTTACTTTAGTCTCGTCAACCAGTGTATTAACGGATTATACCGATAACGATGGCGTTGTTCATTACGTGACGAAAATAGCCGATGTTGATAGTGCCGGGAATGTCATCGATGTGCGTTTTATTGGTGGCTCGAATGAATTTGAGCGCAAAGATAACGCTGCAACGGATACTGATATTGATAATGACTCGACAGCTGGGAAACATGTAAAACTGACTCAGTTTTGGCGCGGTATAACGAAAAAAATATCTGCCGCATTCTTGAATCGCAGTATTAATACCACTGGCGCATTGAAAGGCGGTGGTGATCTATCTAAAAACCTGACACTTGCTATTGATAGTGCAAACACGGCGCGACCCGGTGTTGTGCAATTAACAAATAGTATCACCTCAACATTAAGTACTCTTGGCGCAAGTGCTGCCGCAGTTAAAAAAGTTGCTGATATTGCTAAAAGTAAAATGACACAAGTCACCGGTGATGCCCGTTATGTTGCTTCAAATGAGGGGGGAGTCAGAAGGATCTCAAGAGGAGAAACCGCGAGTGTTAATGCAAAACGGAAATATGAAATAGGTCGATTCTCTGTGGACACTGATCAATGGCATTCTAACGGAACTATAATCGTTGAAATTTATAATACACACTATGTTTCCCATGGTTATAAAAAGTATTCAATTCGTTGGGGGTATAAATATAGTGCAGGTAACATTACGTTAGTAGAGGCTTTTGGTGATGGTGGAAAGGAAAAGGTTACTATTGGTGATCCAGTGGTTGTTAGCGGGTATGTCAAATATTTACCCATATATTTAGAGCAAGCTGCATATAATCGTTGCTCGGTTATCCTTACCACTGGTTTTACTCCTACGTCAGATTCTACACCTGGTAATAACGGTTGCTACTTACCAACACCGATGCCCTATGAAACGATATCCTCCTTTATGGGTGACGAGCAAGTTTGTTCTGATCGAAGTTTAGATATTGGTGGGTATTTAAAAGAAAAAGGGCAGCGTGTATACAGTCCCAATAATCTGCCAGTTGAAGATATATGGCTGAAGGTAGCCGCTAAAATATGCCCTGTCGGTGTGCCATTACCTTGGCCTACAGATATTGCCCCAGATGGTTTTGCCATCATGAAAGGGCAGGTTTTCTCTCCCAGTTTCACAGAAACATTAAAGGTTTACCCTGGTGGTTTTTTACCTGATATGCGCGGTCTTGGCATTGTAGGTAAAACCGATAGTGAAGTCATTCTAGCTTACGAAGAAGGACAGGTTAAAAAGCATGGACATGCAGGTTCAAGTGTTGGTTCTACGAATTTAGGCAGCAAGAATACGAATACTACCGGTAACCATTATCACGCGCTTCCGACTGGACGAAATGGCACTGGTAATGACACCGCTCTTACATATATAGGCGAGAATAATTACTCAGCGATAAAGAAGAATACAAGTACAAAAGGTAATCACTACCACTCTGTATCTATCGGTTCACACGCCCATAGCGTCGTAATTGCCTTGTTTGGCGGGACTAAAAACACCATTGATAACCGTAAATTTAACTGGATTGTGAGACTTGCATAATGAATGAAATTAAAAGTAAATCTGTCACGTTACAAGTATCTCGTATCCACTCATTAGGTTGGTGGCTTGGTAATAGCGATGAAAATGTAGCAAAGGGAACGGCATTAGGCTCAGACTTCACTGAGAATGTTTACAGCCCAAGTGCTGCTGGACTCACTGGTCAATATGAGCATGCCACCGACTCGTGGTTGGAAGTTGAGGATAAATCCAACTTTGAATTTTGGTCACATGTTGGTGAACGTTTTGTTATTGGCATGCCTGACGGTGATTATCCTGAATGGGCGATAAAAGAAAAGCCGCCAGAATATGATAAAGAAATGCAAACAATCTTGCATGAAGTGAATAAGTGGATAATTCACAATATTGAGCTTGGTAAGCTGTACTGGAATGATGAAGCAATTGAAATGACAGTAAGTGATTTCAATTTTACACTACCCGCGGATCATACTTTCACACAACCACCTGTAAAGCTCGCCGGTTATGCTTTACGGTTAATTGATAATGAATGGCTGCAGGTTGAGGACCATCGCGGGAAGTTAGCTTACGCTAAAAATCGTGACAGTGATTATGAGATAGAAACACTCGATGTTATTCCGGATAATCACACATTATTAGTGCCGAGTGAGTTCGATAGTTGGAACGTAATACTGAAAGCTTGGCAATATGACCAAGAGCGTGAGCGACCAGCCAAAGTCAAAAATGAAAAATCATGGCGCGATGCTCAATTGAGTCGCGTTCTTAACCGCATTGACGAATACGAGAAAGACCAAGGTTATCTTGTTGAGCTAAGAACGTCGCCGTTCACGGCAGAGCAATACCATCAATTGTTACAAGATAGAAAAATACTGAGTGACTATCCAGGTGCGGAAAACTTCCCCTTTGTTGAACGCCCAACCTTATCGAGGCTTGTATGACCTGGCAACCAGTCACACACCAATGGCCGGAGTCTGCACAGACTATTCAAACCAGCAGTGAATCGGTATTAATTCAAGTTAATGGCGTGATGGATACCGCCATTAGTAAAATTAAAGCGATTGAAAATAAGGTGACGTTCGCGCGTCACCCACTTAGCTCTGATGCCGAGTCACTATTAGCGAATAGACAACAGCTTGAAGCGTTATTAGTCCAGGGGCAAATATTGTGTGTGCATCCATACCAACACCAGGTCGGCAGCAAAAATGAAAATGGTGATCACCTTTCCGCACCGGTTGCTGTGCAGACACTAGCGAATAAACTTATCGATGTTCAAGATGATTATTTACCTGCCGGTGATCTCTATGTGCAAGGCATTATGATTGCTGAACAGAACATCAGTGACTTTGCGTTGCATTGCCAACAGCTCTTTAATGTTTTACCTATTCCCGAACTGGGCATCGTTGCAAGGCGTAGCAATCAAGTGCTCGGCCAAGCGCAATCACAATTCATTAAACCGTTACCTATTATGCAACCGAGGTTTAAGCCTCAAGCGCATGTAAATGTTGATCCACTGCGTCAAGTATTGCAGTACCAGGGCGGGCAAGTTGCACAACTTGAAAGTATTGCCGGCGATAAACAAACGCCGGTGCAAAAACTGCAGGCGTTAGCGAATAAACGTAATACGCAATTAAGTACCTGGCATGATGCCTTGAACCAATTAAAAAACAGTGATGTGGCGATTTATCAGTTTTCGGCCACAGGTAAAGCCAATGTGATAAGTACCCGTTTGGCACAATCATCGATGCCTGGTCATGATCATACCTATACCTTTGCTGCCTTGTTTATTAGCGCTACGCCATTAACCTTTTTATCAGAGTTATTCGCATGACCCAAATAGCCTTAGATGCTGAAATTATCCCGCTAAAATCACCGCGTATTAATTTAAGCATGGAATTAAAAGAATCCGACATGAGCGGGCAAAGTGCGGCAACGGATACTGCAGAGCAGGGAACGAAAGGTAAGGTGATGGCTGTTACTGGTTTGATTGCCTTTAAAAATGTAGCGGACCTAAACCGTTTAACCGCACTTGCACAAGAGATTGAAGACGGTAAACGTAAAATTTACCGCATTGGTAATGAGTTGGCCAAAGCAATGAAAATCCGCCAGGTGCGTTTCACTGGTCGGGTACAAGCGGATGAGCAAGAAAACTTAATGGCTTGGAAAGTGAGTTTTACACTGCGAGAGTATTTATCGGTACCGGAAGTGAAAGCAGCGAGAGAGGCAGAGAAACAACCGCAAGGTGCAACGACTACGACTGATAATACCAATGTAGTGACAGCAAAACCGCACCCTGCAACGATTAACCAGCCTGCAGAGCAAGAGCCAGAACTAACAGGGTTTGCGCAGGTATTAAGTCAAGTTGATGAGTGGTTAGCATGAAGTTAGATAAACGAATTACGATTGATGGCATCGCATACCCTCTGAGTTATGAACATATCATTTTTGAGTTGTCTGCAGGTGGCCGTGCCACGTTTATTGTTAAAGGTGAAGTAACCGCTAAACAATTGGTGCAGTTTGATATTGGTTATCAAGGTGATATGAAACATTACTTTGATGGTTTTGTTACCAAAGTTCAACCAGCAGAAAATGGCTATACCCGACTTATTGCCAGGGAACGCGCAGGCATATTGGCCGCGCGTTGGCCTGTCAGTATTCAGCATCCGACATTAAGTGAAATTATTGAACAGCTGAGTTTTGATACTGGCTTACAGTTCGTATTACCTAATGATGCCGATTACACCACCAAGCGCATTGCTAATTTCACATCTCAAGGCACGGGTTATCAGTTAATGAATAATCTTGGTCGCGCATTTTCAGTTGATGATTTTTGCTGGTATCAACAAACGGATGGCACCCTCTTTATCGGCAGTTATGCTGATAGCCGTTGGTCAACTAAGCCGGTTACCATTCCCAATGAATTAAGCAAAGAGCAAAAGGGCGGTAACAGCATGACATTAGCGGTCATGCCATCCGTTCGCCCTGGTGCGATAGTTAATGGTAAACGCTTAAACCGTGTTGAGTTTCAAGCAAACCAAATGACGCTGTATTGGCAAGCCGGAGAAAAAGAACCTGCAGAAAAAAGAAGGCTGCAGTTTTTGTTTCCTGAATTGGCAGCTGGTCATCACTTACCACGCTTTGCCCGGGTTATTAATGTAACGGATAAAGCACAAGCCGGTGATGAGAATAACCCGTTTAGGCCACGCTTTGCTGTCGATATTCAGTTATTAGATGAAGATGGCCGTGATGATGTAAAGGTGCCGCTGTATAAAGCCGTATCACTGCCAGTTATGTTTGGTGGTAATGAGCAAGGTTTATTAGCTATGCCAACTGAAGGCACACTTGTCGAGGTTGCTTTTGCTTATGGCCGCAGTGATAAACCGTTTATCCGCACCATATTGGGCGAGGCTTGGTCATTGCCAGATATAGAACCAGGCGAACAACTGCAGCAGCAACGTGATGAAGTATTTGATCGCATCGATGCCGCAGGTAATAAAACTGATTCAACAGACCAAAAAAAAGAGAGTCGAGCATTTAAAGAGTTACAGCAAGCAGACCGTTATTTAGGTGCGTTCGGTAGCCATGAAATAAATGTTGAGCAGCACAGTAAAGAAAACATTGCAGGTCAAAAATGCATTGAAACATTAGGCAGCTTTGAAGTGATGGCGGGTGATGATATTACCCTGGGCTCATTAGCGAATATGCATTTTGTGAATAGTGGTGATCACGTGCAAATTATCGGGCAGTTACGCGATATTGTGATTGGGTTAAATGACCAGTTAACCGTATTGAAAGACCGTATTCATACAATCGAACAAAACGACATGCTAACAATTAACGGCCAGCAAACTATCACCATAAAAAAAGACCAGGTAATTAAGGCAAAAAATATCACACAAGATGCCGACACGATTAAATTAAATGGTGGTACCGGCGTTATCACTTGCGCCAGTATTTGTCCGTTTACTGGCAAACCACATGTCGATGGCTCCACTACCGTTTTTGCAGGGAAATAATATGGCATTAAGTAAATCAGCATTAAAAAGTAAGATTGAAGCCGAAATGGTTAAGGGCGGTATTGTTATCGCTGGTGAGCATGCGCAAGCATCAGTACTAGCACAAGCGATTGCTAATGCGGTTGTTGATGAGATTACTGCTAATGCTGAAGCAAATGTAATTGGTGGTAGTTCTGCAGGGAAACATAAGATTGAGTAA